GAAGAGTTTGCAACGAGTGTTGTGCCGTCAGCGCCGACACTAAGGTTAGTTACTGATGAAGCACCATTGCCAACAATCAAATCGCCTTTGGCGGCAACGGTGGCCTTAGGGATAGCGTTAGCGACAGAGAACGATGAAGGAGATGAGACGGTAGCCACATCGCCTGCAACAAGGGCTACAAGCCCTGTAATGGTGTTTCCAGTGCTGGCTGTATAGTCTACGCCACGCTCTAGCAGTACGCCGTTAACAAAGACTTGCTCGGCTCCTGCGGTGTATAGCAAAGAGGCTCCAAAGCCGTCAGTGCCTGAAAGAGTAGTCTCGCCACCTGTGGCAGTATAACGCCACTGAGTTAGCGTGACACCCTGGTTATTTGGGTGACGCAAAACTGTCATTAGGAAATCTCACTTCCGAAAGCGTTGAATGAGACAGAGGTAGAAGATGCTGCAATTGAAAGAACGTCTGTTGTCGCAAAGGTCAAGCCAAGGGTAAGAGTATCTGTAGCGTTACTAGCAAGTACTACATCGTAAGCAAGGTACTGTTTAGGGGTATCTCCTGCTCCTGCTACGCGAGCAGAAATGCGGTATGTCTGAGCAGTAGTAGACTGGTTACAGATAGTTACGCTTGAGACAACTGCTGAAACACCTGTTGGTGCATAAAGAGTTGTTAAGTTAGACGACGCACCCGCCGCTGTTGTTGACGCTGGGACTGCTTGCCCAAGCACCTTATATGCTGTTGCCATTTATTTTCCTTTGCTTGGTTAAGCGCCCATTGTAAGGAACGCGATACTTGTTACATCACTTGCTGCTGCTAGTTGACCCGAAACGCCATGGACATCTGCTGTGGCATCAAAGTGAGCCTGCATATCTGTCATGTCTTGTGCTGAAATAACGTGGCGCACAACTGCGCCAGTACGGTGAGCCTGTGGGGTTGTGCTGTTATAGCCACGAGTTACTGTGAAAGTAGTTGCTGCCGTCTTGGCTGTAACCAATACCAATTCCTCAGCCGCTGCGTTATAGTCAAGGGCAAGGACGAATGGGTAGTTAGTTGGGAAGCCATTGGCTGCACTGAGGATGATGCTGGTAACGGATGAGTTGATATTTCCGTTGATGGTTGTGTCTTGCGCCGTAGCGCTGTAATAACGTTGTGGCATTGGCTATCCTCAGGAGGTGTAGTGGGTACGAGGTGGGTACTGTTCTTGAAGGCGACGTACTTCCACAAGAAGACGTTGCTGGTACATCTGCTGTAGGACTCGGCCAATATTTGCTGCTGAGCCAATTGGGTCATTGCCTTGCTGTGCATCTGCTTCAGCAGTTGCTGCTGGGACACGGCCAAGGTCTAGGTACATCGCTGTACGGTATGCGGCACCAAGGATAATTACTTCACGTGCTGAATCTGATAGACCAGTCATTGTGAAATCATCAGTGTCATATGTAAGAGTTGTTGGCTTCTTGGTGTAGGTAACCATGACTGGACGGCCAGGGATGATGCCTTCACGGATGGATACTGTCTTACCAGAACCCCAGTAGATTGGGTTAGCCATACGGTCAACACGATAGTGGCGTACTGGCAACCATTCCTTAGAAGGACCAATGGTCTGCCATGAGCAGCCTAGAATGTCAATTGCTTCGTTAGGCAAGACATATGTTGTACGGGCTGCCTGCCAGTTGAAGATGGTGTAGAAGGTACCGAACAAATCTGGATAGACACCATCAATGGCAAGGTTAATGTTTCGGCGGATAACACTACGCGGAAAGGAAGGCGCGATAGTTACACGAGTACCAGCAGTATGGGACTGTGCAGTGGTGTCACGAAAGCCTCTGCCATATTGTGGGATAGTTGCCGTGTTTGTAGTACGGTCAAAGGAATCTACCCAGATAAGTTCATCGTCAATCTCCACCAAACCACGGGTGAGGACTGTTCCATCGGCTACGGTGAAACTTAAATCACCTGATGTCATTGGAGCAGTAAGGTATGTGGCCTGGTCCTGACGATTGGTATAGCCTGTTAAGGCTAGGTTAGTTTCATTGATTAAGTCTAGAAATGTACTCACGATGAAATCCTTCTTGCTGCTTCTGCTTCGCCAAGACCAACAGTGCCAGCAAGGGCATTGAACGCACCTGGAGTGTCATAGTAGTAATTCTTTCCGCCATTGCGGAAAGCATAAATCTGATTCAAGGCATCAATACCACGGGAATATCTTTTACCCGTGACATTAAAAGCCCAGATATTTGCAGCACCATTAAAATCATATTGAGGTACATCACCAATGAGCGTACCTGCCAAACGATTCAAATGGTAAACAGCGCTTCTGCCATCTGTTAATGCCATGTCAGACCCTTTCTAAAATTGTTTACTTAGTTCCGCCAACGCCTTCGTAAGAACCGTACTGGTCCTTTGTAGGCTTGCCTGTTAGTTTGTCGCTGGCCTTACCGACCATGCTCTTGTTGCAACCGCACTCTGCGCACATGTTATTTACCCTTCTTTGCTGGTAGGACTTTCTTGAGATTTGGGTTAGCCTTCTTTGCTGATGGACTAGCCTTGCGAGTAGATGAAGCAAGGATTGCTCCAGCCGATTCCATTGAGACGCCTGACTTCTTAGCAATTGACTTCTGTGCTGCTGCGAAGCCCATGCCCTTCTTTGCTGCTGCCATTATTTAGCCTTCGCCTTGGCTAAGATTGCCTTGCCCTTGGCAAGTTCACGAGCCTTTTCCTTCTTTGGCTCAGCCTTCTCGGCTGCGGCATATGCTGCTTTATCTGATACTTTTTTCTTTGCGGCCATTAGATATCCCCTGTATGTTTTAATACCTCGGCACTCGCCTTGGTAATCTTGTCTGTAGATGGCATAACATCTGCGTTATATGCTGCGCCCAATTTGTCACTAGCAGCCTTTGCTTCATTGATGGCACGCATTGTTGTGCCTGCTGGCTGTATGCCTTCAGCCCTAGCCTTGCGGTATGCCTCTAACTCGCCATCCCAGCGCTTGGCATTCATTGACTCTGCTCGGCCTGCATCACCTGAATTAATGTGTAGGTTAGATGCTCTTAAGCATTCAATGTAAGATTCGTGATTCTTTTCTTTACAGCCTGTTCTACAGTTTTCGCCTAGTGGCATCTTTGACTTCCTCAAAAAACTTTAGGTTACGTTGGATACGGTCATTCTCAGGACCGTTTGCCTTCACCGCTTCTTTGGTAAAGGTTATTGCTTCGTCAATGTGCTTGAGATTGTAAGCAGCGATTCCTGCAAGGTCAAAGGCTTTCCAATCCCAGACGGCCGATTCGTAGCAGTAATGGTTGGAGCGAGGAGACTCCAAAGCGTTGAGAGAAGCATCTAAGCACCGCTGCCATTCTTGCTTTCGGTACGCATCCATTGCAACACCGAACTGCGGCTCACCCTGCACGGGAAGAATATCCCTGCCTTTGTCATACCACACACGAGCAGTTTCTTCTTGGCCAAGTTGATGCGCTGCTTCTCCTGCCCATCGGCAGACTGCAGCACTTTCAACATCCCAACCACCGTTTTCTAACTTGCGTTCTGCTGCTTTGATAACATCTTCCCACTTTGAGTAGAAGAAGTATTCTCTGCACATATAGGTCCACATACGTGGGTCCTGGGGAAACTCTTTAACTGCCAATTCCAGCAGTTCTATGTATTGGCTACGTGACTTGCTGTTATCTGGCAAATGCTCAATAACAGCATTGCGGATGTCACAGTCAATTGGCTCATGCTTGCCGTACCAGATGTTTACTTCATGGCATGGATACTTCCATGTCCAGTTCCATCTAGAGTGAAGTCTGTCTCGCTCCCATTTGTTGGAATCAGTTTTCATACTGACCCAGCCATGGTCTGCACCTGGCTTCCACTTCTTGCGTACTTTCTTAAAGAAGTCAGGCTCAGGTACTTCGTCTAAATCTAAGATAAGGCAAACATCAGCATCATCTGGCACTAACGCCAGCGCTGCATTACGAGCCATATCAAACCTAAATGGCTTGATGTTGATTTGGTGGACAATTACTCCCAGCGCTTTAAGCGCTTCTTGTGTTCCGTCCGTGCTGCCAGTATCAGCAACGACAACATAATCAGCATCAGCACAGGCTTTCGCAAAACGTTCCGCATGAAGAATCTCATTCTTTGATATTGCATACACAGCAATCTTCATGGTATAAGTTTATCACATACCACCGAGCATTAGTATGTCGTAAAGATTGGCTGCGCCTGTAGCACCTGTGCTACCCGTGGACCCTGTTGCTCCCGTATTACCTGTAATGCCTGTCGGTCCTGTTGGGCCAGTAGCCCCTGTCGTTCCAGTCGCACCAGTGCTGCCAGTAGGGCCTGTTGCCCCCGTGTTTCCAGTTGCCCCATTCGTTCCAGAAGCGCCTGTGTTGCCTTGCGCACCCGTATTTCCCGTTGCTCCTGTGTTTCCTGTGGCACCCGTTGCTCCTGTCGCTCCAGTATTTCCAGTTAATCCAGTTGAGCCAGTGTTACCTATTGCTCCCGTATTTCCTGTATTACCTTGCGCTCCAGTGTTGCCCGTTGCTCCAGTTGGTCCAGTAGGACCAGTGATGCCAGTAGCACCAGTGGCACCAGTATTACCAGTAGAGCCAGTGTTACCTGTAGAACCTGTCGCACCTGTAGCCCCCGTATTTCCTACTGCACCCGTAGGTCCAGTAACGCCCACGTTGCCAGCAATGGCAAAATTCCATGCGGCAAATGTTCCACTACCGCTTGTTAAATCTGATGTAATAATTAAAGTTCCGCCACCAATGTAGTTGGCGTAACCTTCTATCCATGTGGTTGGCGTTGTTGTGTAAATAGCCCTAATACGCTGGCCAGTAACAAATGCACCAGCATCTGCTGTAAGGGTAAATGTTTTAATGCCAGTACCGATAGTAACTGATGAAGTTGATGTTATTCCTGAGTAACCAGCACCAGTGTTGCCATTTGCGCCTGTATTACCCGTAGCGCCCGTGTTACCTGTTAATCCAGTAGGGCCTGTAGGGCCTGTTGCACCTGTGCTTCCGACAGCACCTGTCGGACCAGTGTTTCCTTGGGCTCCTGTATTTCCTGTTGCCCCTGTGACTCCTGTTGCACCAGTCGCTCCTATCGCTCCTGTAGGGCCTGTATTGCCCTGTGAGCCTGTATTACCAGTCGCCCCAGTATTACCTGTGGCTCCAGTATTTCCAACGGCTCCTGTGGCTCCTACAGCGCCCGTAGGGCCAGTAGCACCAGTTACTCCAGTTGACCCTGTGGGTCCAGTAGGCCCTGTGCTGCCAACAGCACCTGTTGGGCCAGTAGAACCTGTGGAGCCTGTCGTTCCAGCCCCTGTGCTTCCTGTGTTACCTTGGCTTCCAGTAGGTCCAGTCGGGCCAGTGCTACCAGTAGAACCTGTTGCACCGCTTGGTCCAGTTGCTCCAGCAGAGCCAGTGGCTCCTGTATTTCCTGCTGAACCTGTTGCTCCAGTTGAACCTGTTCTGCCTGTACTTCCAGTGGCTCCAGTTGCACCTGTGTTACCTGCCAATCCTTGGTAGCCCTGAGGGCCTTGTGGACCGATAGGTCCAAGTTCTACAATGTCGAGTTGAGTAACGGCAATGTCGTAAACATTGGTTGTTACTGGAATCTCAACAATGGAAATTGTATCTGGTGTAGTTGTCATTAGTGAGTCACACTCGCATTGACGATGAAGACACCTTGAAGAATTTTATAGACGGTTCCGTCTGTATTGTTTGTAAGATTCAAGTCATACTGGTATGTACCTGCTGCAAGAGCAGCAGTATCAGTTGCTGAAATATAAAGGTTAATGCGGCCATCAGCGGCATCAATAGTTGCACCACCTGCAGAAGTTGAAAGTTCAACAATTACAGCAGTATCAGTTGCATAGCGTACCTGCATATCCGCTGAGTAATTTGTAAGGTTTACAGGTACTCCGCCAATCTTCCAGACTGGCTTAAGTTGGAAGGTTGTGCCCTGATAAACGGTGAGGTTGTATCTACCTGGATTCATGGCTCCCCTTAAACTGTCGTAATGTTTGCGCCGTAACCAGCGTTAATCAAAATTGTGCGTTCCACATCTGTGATGGGATATATATGGCCACCGAGGTAGTAATAGTCAGCGGCTAAAACTTCATCTACTCCTGGGGTACGGACACGAGTTACTACTGTTCCATTGACAAGAAGCGTGTCCCCACGGGCAATACGGTAACGCCAGAACAGTCTTCCGAATCCGCTTGGAGTCTCATCAACTGTTGGTGGTGTGAATTGGTATGCCATGTTTCTCCTTGTTAGGTGGTAAGGGTGGGAGTTTGACTTTGTTTCATGTCCTGCTTGAACCCCACCCTTACTACTACTTCAAACTACGCTAGGTGAATTGAAGAAGTTGATTCGATACGAACGAGTGATGGCTCACGGTAACGTGCCCATCCAAGTACGCCGTACCATCCGATTGGACGGAAACGCATCAACTTATCAACAACTGGTCCGAAGATAACATGTGGCTCTTCAGCAACTGCTTCTGCAAGTGCCTGCTTACCAGCAACGAGTGTACGGAATACACGTACGCCGCCTGTAGCGTTGACATATGAAGAAGTACCGAAAGTACCGCTAGATGAACCAGCACCTGTACCGTCAGCGAAGTTAGCCATACGTGGTGTCTCGACGAACATAGCACCTTCGTATGTTCCGATTGTTCCTGGCCAGAACTCAGCAGCACCTGTCTCTGAGTACTTGTGGTCATCACGCCATCCGCCAGAACCTGTCTCAGCACGGAGGTCA